TTGCTTCTACCCATTGAACGATACCGGCCCGCATGAGAATTTCCCGTTTCCCCATATAGGACGAGGAGAAGTAGATTTTACCTTTTCGGGGAACGAGATACGCGAGTTTTAATTCTGGATTGAGCGATAGCTTCGTAAGGCCGACAGCTTTGATAGCCTCAATGAGGTAATCGGGATTGCTCTTTGCACAAGTGATGAGATAGTCGTTTTTCATCATCAGAGAAATCGCGAAATTCACCTCACGGGCAAACTCTTCGTCTGTGCCTCCAGCCGCAATGAATGCTTTGCGTGGAGCCGAGAAGCAAGCCTGAAGGCCGGCATCAACGAGAATTTGAGGAATAGCAGGCGGTGCTGGGGGAGCTACCGGTGCAGGAGCTTGCGTCTGGGCCGTCTTGCCAGAGGCCTGTTGTCCGTTGGAACTTTCCGCTGTTCCGTTGGAGGTCGGTTGTGCAGATGCGTCGAACATCGTCGCTGTCTGCGGTTTCTTTGGTTCTGCCATTGTTATTTACTATAAAAGGTTCTGATGTTGTTCCGCTTATACGTCGGTACGTTCAAGTTCATCACACGCCGACCTTTCAGGTTGGGCTGAATGAACACTTCTGCGCCGGGATAATATCCGCTCTTACTGCACTTGATATATTGCTCAAGAGCGTTTTCAAATTCGATGGCCGAGGCTCCTTTGTAAACCGGAGATTCGTCGTCAAGTTTACAGTACGCCCATGCGTCTGCTGATACGATAACAGCATCGTAAGGCGGTTCTTTCTGTTGGAACACCCAATAAAACTCGGCCCATTCACCTGTTGCCAGATGATTGAAAAATTGATAGAAAGCCGCCGAAAAACCGTAGTTCATCTTGTTGATTTGGGACGTGATGGTCTCTTCGTGCAAATCTTTGGAAGATATTGTTTTCCAATCCACTATTTTGCGGCTGGTCTTGAGGTCTGTACGAAACTTGAATCCGAGACCTTCGTATTCGACGAAGTGCGAGATTTCTGCGGTTCCCCATTCAAGGAGCTGGCTGATTGACTCCGAAGTGTTCCCGCAATGATGGAGCAAGGCTTCAACCATCGTATTCGCTAAATCTACTTCCGCTTGACTTGTAGCTTCCATACCGGGGTGTTCGGCGAGAGCCTGTTGGTAGGCAATTTGATACTTCTGCGAGGAAATCCCGTAGGCCGCGCCTGTCGTCGGGTTAATAGGAGGCTCGAATACAAAATATTCAGACTCAAACTCGTCGAGGCATCCGGTGTTGGCAATCGAGGCCAAAATAGCGTGATAAACGCTTCCTTTCATCGAAGCCTCAAGGCTGATTTCCACGCCTCCAATTCGACGTAAATAATCGAACGCTTTCGGAGAAATGAGCAGATTTTTAAGCTGTGTGGAGCTGACGAAATCCCGACTCCACTCGCCTCGATGATATTCCTCATTAGGCATATCGAGGATAATAGCCGGTAGATTTTTAGGCTTTTGTGTCATATTGCTCTTGCTTTTTTAATAGTAATCATGTCCGCCGGGCATCGAGTCCCAATCCGGTTCATCATCATATTCGATTTCTCCGCTTCCATCACATTCAGCACAACTATCACATTCCCGGTGGTCGGCAGGTAATTTGTCATACTCCTCTTTAGTGATGCGTTCTCCATCGCTGTTGTAGTAGATTTCACCTGTTCCTTTGCAGGCTGGGCATGTTACAGTTTGCGGCTCTGGAGAACAACATGGGCATCCGGGATAACCATAACAGACGGCGCAACTCATCGTTTCGGCATATAGGCTTCAATTCGATTCTCCGCGCAGTAATTGACTGCCTGCGACACCGAGTAGAACTTCTTTGAGTGCCGCTTCCCTTTCTTGGTCGTAACGATGGCCATTGAACCGTCGTCATTAAAAATTGCTTGTGCTCTTCGTTTCATAGCGTGTTGTATATTAGCTTTTTAGATTTCCTTCGCAACTCATCGAAATCCAGCGTAAGTCCGTCGGACGCACGTATTAGAATTTTCCCATTGGTGCTATTGGGGTGCTTGGGAATGAGGCCGCAGTTGATATACTTTCTAACCGTATTCGGGTGAACATCATGCAGGTATGCAACCATTTCAACCGTCATGGTTTTCGCGTAAAATTTGTCGATATTGACACCATGTGCTCGGAGATATTCATTCTCCTCTTCGAGTTTCTTGTTTGAGTAATCCATATCCTGAATGACTCCTATAATCTGCATAGTGCTCAACCTTTCTGCGGACTTTTTCTTCACCATTGTTACTCCTCCTTGAATAGATTGTGTTTGTGGGCGTATGCAATGAGTTCCGATTCCTTGTGGACGCCAATGCGGACACTCGCGTTCCGAATATGGTTATGGACGGTGTGCGGGGATAAGCACAGCTCTTCTGCAATTTGCGGTCTTGGAATACCTCTGGACAGAAGTTCCAACACTCGCATTTCGGCATCAGATACTTTACTATTGAAGCGAGGGTGGCAAATAACATTTTCGTATTTGCATTCGCCTCGTAATGGGCATGGAACATGCTCGAAATGGAAACAGCCACTTGCATCTACGTCCGAAATGTTAGTATCTATAACACCGAAGTTGCATTTGCATAACCGCAACACAACTCGATATTGGTAATGCGGGAGATTCGCTTGGCATCGTTTGTATTCATTGAGACTTGCTTCGAGAGCTTCGGGATAAAACTCGCGGAACTTCTCAATGATAAACCGAATGGCATCACGGTCGGCTTCGGTCAGATGGTGTTGATTCCCATCCTCCGTGCGATACCAGATTTGGTCTTCAAACGTATAAAACTCAATGTTTTTCATCGAGACTTCGGTTAAAGAGATTTTCGGCCGGAATGCCGCTTTCCTTTGCCAGAATATCAATGTATTCCGGGCGAGAAGGCTTGCAGTCTCCAAATACCCATTTCAGGACTGCATTGCTCGAAATGTCACATTGGGAGGCAACCTTTCTCACAAATTTCGTCTTGTAGCTCCTACCCAATGATTGATAGTAGGAGATGAGATTTTGGCCTTTTCGTGTCATTTTATTCACATTTTCGCAGTTTGTTGATGATAAATCAGCACTTTATACTACCTTTGTGGTTGTTGAGGTGGTGTTGTTACTTTTATTTCGGTGTAAAACTAACAATAAAATAACATTTGACCAAACGAAACTCACATTATTTTGTCGCAAAAACTCACATTTTTCTGTATATGGCTGAAAATGAAAGATTACGAAATGTTATTTCGTGGCTCAAAGAGCAGGGGATAATTGACAATCAGGAAGATTTAGCCTCTAAAATCGACAGTAACAGAACCTATATCTCTCACATTATCAAAGGGAGACAGGCTTTAACACGTAAATTCGCCGAAAAAATATGTTCGCTGTCTGACAAACTGAATATCAACTATCTATTTGATGAACAAGATACTGCTATGGTATTGAATGATAGCCGTCATCGGATAGTGCATGATTTCGTTGTGGGGCAAGGCAAGGAGCTGGAAAGCACAAAAAACAAACTTCAAGCGATACAAGATAGTCTCGACGGATACCGACTTGTACCCGTATATAACTTTGATGCAGTCGGGGGAATGTCGGCCTGCAATGATATAACTGACGCTCCGGCTTATATCGAAAAATATGTCCCTTTTGCTGGTGCTCACCTTGAGGATATTTGTGTGCATGTAACAGGAAATAGCATGATACCCACATATAGCCCCGGAACACTCTTATTGATACGAAAGGTCGAAGGGTGGAGGGAATATTTCGGTTATGGACACACTTTTGTACTTTTCTTAAATGACGGTCGGCGCATTTTGAAAGAGGTGCGCAAGTTTGCTGAAAACTCAAAGGATTTCGTGCTCTGTGTATCACACAACAAAGAGTATGAACCGGAAGAGCTACCAAAGGCGATGATAGTCTCCGTTTACAAGGTTATAATGGCTCTGACAAACGACGGCTTCTGATATGGTTTCCCTTGAAGGTCAGAAAATAACACGGCGATTCTTTGAAGCAATCGAGACTTTGATTGCCCTCAAGGCGATACGTGGGCAAAAGACTATTTCGACAGCATTGGGCGTTGAAAACTCGTCGATGTATAAAATTAAGAATCACCCGGAAACATACACCTTGAAGCCAGAATATATACTTTTCCTTGTAACAAAATATAACATATCGGCCGATTGGATTATAACAGGGCGTGGGCGAATGTTCTCAAAATGATGTAAGTATGGTAACTTTTTTCTTATTGAATCCAGAACGAGAAGTTTCAACCATAGCAATTCTTGTTTCATTCAACGGTAAAAAGTACCGTCGGTCTATCCATGAATCAATACCCGTAAATCTTTGGAACAACGATAAAAAGAGAGTTCGGGTCTCTGCGAAACATCAGCAAGGTAATATAATCAATGACACCTTGTCCAAATGGGAGGTCGCCGCTCTCCGCACGCTATCCCATTTCAAAGAATACTATAACGCACCGAGTAAAGAGGAATTTTTCGAGGTTCTTGACCGGGAATTTTACAAAGATGAAGTCGGAGAACCTGCCCAAAAGGAAATGTTATTCCTTGACTATCTTCAAATCTACATCGACAGGTATGATAAGGTCAGAGACCACAAGACCATTCAGAAATATGTTACAGCGAGGAACAAACTTGCCGAATATGAAAAACAATGCAGAAAGAAGCTGAAATTCAAAGATATAAACATTGATTTTTACAATGACTTTCAATCGTGGTTCTATTCCATGCAATATGCTGATAACTACTTTGGAAGCGTCGTGAAAGTCGTAAAACAGGCATATAAAGAAGCTAGGTTTGTAGATAAACTGCATGGGTTTGAGGATATAGGGCACAAAGACTTCGTTACTGTTAGTGCAGAATCAGATAATGTTTACCTCGATGAGAGCGAGTTAAATGCAATCTATCGTCTTGAAATAACCCAAGAACGTCTCAAAACGGAATACCCAAACTTAACGTCAGGGCAGGTACGGAGGAAATACGAGAGTTTGCTTGTCGTTCGAGACCGTTTCTTGATAGGGGCCTACACCGGATTGCGAGTATCTGACTTTTCACGCATCGGAGAAATGAATATTGATGAAAACTATATTCGCATCACTACTGATAAAGGGAAGTCAAGCGTCATTATTCCGTTGCATCCGATTGTGAAGGAAATCACCTCGCGGTTCGACCCGAACATAAGCGTTTCAGACCAGAAATTGAATAAACACATCAAAGAGATTGCTCGACTTGCTGGGATAACAAAAAAAGTGCTTCTAAATAAACATATAGGGGGAAAGGTCTCTCAACTATATATTGAAAAATGCGACGCTATTAGCACTCATACCGCTCGACGTTCATTCGCTACAAACGCATATAAGGCCGGGGTTCCAACTATTGCCATTATGAAGGTTACAGGGCACAAAAAGGAATCTAACTTTATGAAGTATATCAAGGTCTCGGCAGAAGAGAACGCGGAAATGTTGAAGTCTCATCCTTTCTTTATCGGAAAGTCGGATGCAGAACCAAATGCAGAACCAAAAGTTTATGAATAG